ATGTTCGGTAAAAATTTCGAGGAGCGGCCTGTAGATAAATTCCCATCGCTCCAACGACGCTATGAGACGCTCGAGCAATACGAGGGGCTACATCTTTCCTTGGTTCATGAGATGCTGACCAAATACGGGAACGGTGTATTCGATGTCGATAAATTCATGGTCGCAACCCTCTATCGTTCAGTGAATCTTGTTGATGGGATCATCGTACTCTCGGACCACTGGAATGCCGTTTGTGCTTTGCCTCTCCTCCGGCTTCAAATAGAGAACCTCTATAAGCTCTACTACATCGCCCGAGATCAGGAAAATCGTCACGTCATGTTACATGCTTGGCAAAAAGGGGTGGAATGGCGAAAGCTCAAGAACAACGAAGGCCATGCTCTTACCGATAGATTTCTGTGTGAGTTTGCCGGAGAACAGTATTCATGGCTCCCAGCGCTTTACCGAAAAACCTGCAAACAGGTTCATCTCTCGATCACTCATTTTGGACACGCAATGTCTGGCTACAACTCGAAGGAAGACGTCGCGAAAATATCCTTCGCCATCGGTTCTGAACATTGGGCGGAATCATTGATTGACCAATTTCTATACGACGTGGGAAATGTGACCGATACGCTCCTCAAAGTCGTTGTCGGATGGATTGAGTTGAAAGGGAAAATCGTGAAGAAACGCAAGCATTCGTAGGGAAAGATCGTAACACATCTGGTTTAAGATGGAGTTAAGTGGGTTTGTCGCACTGCTATATCCTATTTTTTTGTGCCAGTCTTCTGTAGTGCTCTCCAAGGGCAGTGAGCTTACAAGATTTACTTTCCATCGCGGCATTCCACATATGGGGAGCACCAATAGGGACAAGTAAATTAAGTCGATTGTACTGTTGAAGGATTTTAAATATTTCCACATTCGATGGATTGGGTGGGGACATCCCTGGGTCTCTGCCTTTCATCTCTGGCTCATAAGTAGGATCGAGTTGATACTCAAAGCCTGGGTTTGGAAAAAAATAAAAAATGCGTTGTAAATCCGCGAGTGCAATCGGTGCCGTCACTTTTCGCAGTGAAACAAATTGCTTCACATTAGTTTTAAACACTGGCCTTTGTTCCCATGCGCCAAGTGACTGATCGATATGGGCATAAATACTGCCCGGCGTAATATCACCAGTAAGATTTGCGGCACTACCATTCAGCGCATCAACAAAAAGAGTTGTGAATACTCCTCTTCCATTCTCCTCAGTCGCGTATTGGTCTTGTGTTGATGCAGTCAGGACTGTCAGTCCCTCAGACAAAGCTGCGGTATTGCCATTAATAGGATTAGTGCCAGCGATTCCTGCATGACAACTATCCAATACAATAATTTTATTGATCGCAGGGGAATTGTTTGCGTAAGTCAGTAAATCATTCAGGGAGATACCCTCATCTCCTCGTCTTGAGTCAGTTACAATAAGATATCCGCCCGTTGCTTCGATGTATCCATGTCCTGCGAAGTAGAATAATGCAACTTCGGCATCACCATTAAAAAGTTCTTCGATACTGTCTTTCAAAGTACTCCGATCTACTCGATCCGTTGCACTTGTTCCAGTGAGCAATTTACAATCAAAGTTTACAATGCCTCCATCGTGTCGCTCCAAGACCGCCCTCACTGAATGAGCGTCGTCTACGCAGCCAAAAAGCTGACCTACTGAGTCGTAATAATTAATCCCGACGATTAAAGCCTTTCGCATATTTAGAGACTATTAATGAAACGCTCAATCGTGTCCCAAGTCCATTCCACAGTGTTAACGCCGGGAAGATAAGTCCTGTCATCTCTATATGCCCAAACTCCAAGGATGCTTTTCTTCTCTTCTCTCGCACATTGAAGTTCCCATGCTTGCCCACTTGAGTTCAATGAATTGTTACTGACGAGAGTAATGACTCCATCGGAGCGCCTGATGCGTGTACGAACGTGCTCCTTCCAGTTGGAGTTGTAAGCATCCTTCACGGACATGTCGACATATTCGAAGGGGCAATTTATGTGCAAAGATTGTCCTTTAAGAAAATCCCTCTGCCGTTCGTCTTCAATGGCAAAGGCAACGAAGATAACTTTTGTATCTGCCATAAAACCTCGGGAAAGAAATCAAGGCCTAAAGGATAGCGGAAGTTGTTCGGGTGTACAAGAGTCCACTACCGATGGCAGGAATGGTGCATCACCTTCATGAAAATCAGGAGGATCTGAGATCTTGGAAAGTCATTATCGATAATCCTCCACCACCATCGAGTACGTTCCCATCGTATTCGCCTCAATGTAGTAGGTTCCGGCACCGTAGAAGATGTTCTCGTCCTTCGTGGAGCCCGTGGTGTTCATGAGCATATCCAACTTGAAGGCGTTGTCCGGCGACTTGAGCCAGGCTTGGCAAAGCTGCCCGTTGCAATCGTACTTGATGCGGAACTTGTCCCCAGTGATCGTGAACGGCTCAGACTTCTTGATACCGTTACCCTTGAAGGTAAAGACCTGCACGTACGACTTCTCCTGTGCGACGGCCTGCTCGGTGTTTGCTGGTTGTTCCACAGTGCTACTGCCCTTCCTCGCTGCAGCGCTCCCCATGCTCCCGCCGGAGATTCCCAGCAGCACGAGGACGACGAGGAGCTTCACAACGCCGGAGAGGTGGAAGTTTCCCTTCTTCTGGATAAACTCCATGGTAGGCGGGAGAAGGATGAGTGCGGCACCGAGCATCGCGAGACCGCCGATGGGTTTCTGAGCGATGAGAGGAATGGCGGTTAGGAAGAAAAGGACGCCGAAGATCCATCCGAGGATCCAGCGTAGTGTGATCTTTCGGGAGGCCGACGATGTTTCGTGTGCGGACATGGGGGTAGGGGGGAATGGGATAGAGTATAGGATTCGTATTGCTATATAGCAATACACACAAATTCATGTCTGGACTAGCGTAGGAAGTCAAGCTCGAACGATATGCAGGACTTCCCCGAACTCATGGGCATGGGCGATGTGATGCGGTACCTCAAGGTATCCCGCCAGTACGTCGATCACCTCGTGGAAAGCGGTCAATTGCGCTGCCGTAAGCTCTCCACGGGAAAAGTATTTCTGCGGAGCGATGTAGCTGCGTTTCAAGAGGAACGACAGCGAAAAAAGAGGATGCCTAAGCAACAACGGCATGCCTAGTTTTACGTGCATAGCGATAGCGACTGTTACTACGCTTTATTCTCTCCGAGAGGTAAATTATAGTTTGCTTGTATGCAGCCTATGCGTGTTTTGCTAGACACCAACGTGATCATCCAATCCGAGGACAATGTCGAATTGTCGCAAAATACGCAGGATCTTCATCAACTAACGAAGAAGCACCGTATTCAACTGTTCGTGCATCGGCAGAATCGATCAGATCTGCTTAAGGATAAAGATGATCGCAGAAGAAAAATCACGCTCGCAAAAATGGGTAAGTATCCCGTTCTTGAATTTGCCCAAGCGCCAAGTGCTGAGTTCAATATTGAGCTTGGTCGTACATCAACGCTGGGGTCAAACGATTTTATTGATGACTGCCTTCTCTTTGCTCTCAAAAGCCATGCCATCCGTTATTTAATTTCTGAAGACAAGGGAGTGCATGTAAAAGCAAGGAGAGTGGGCCTCGAAGATCGAGTCTTCTACATCACGGAATTTATTGATCTTGTAATTAAGGAACAGTTCGAGAAGGCAACGCCAATGCTCCCGGCGATTGAGGAAGTGGAAATTAGCGTTTTGAATCTCAATGACGCCATCTTCGATTCTTTGAAATCTGATTACCCTGGCTTTACAGGCTGGTTTCAAAAAAAAGCTGAAGAGGGAAGAAGATCTTGGATCATGAGACGAGGAGAATCTCTTGCCGCCGTTTGTATCTTTGACCCGAAGAACCACGATTGTAACAATGGCATGAAGATCTGCACATTCAAAGTGTCCGATTTATTGCAGGGCATGAGAGCCGGGGAACATTTGCTAAAGCAGGCAATCATGTTCGCTATCAAACGCGGCATTTTGATGATGAGAGTAGAGGTATTCGCAGATAAAAGTTATTTGATTTCTTGGCTGGAAGATTTTGGTTTTCGTCAGATTAATTCCTCGATGAAAGGAGGTCGCGAAGAATTAGTGTTTCAAAAGAACTTGGAGCCAATCACCGCAATGGACAGTGATCCGCTTGAAACGGCCATCGCACATTATCCATTTCTTCCGGAGCCCCCGCATGTGCATGCATTTGTTGTACCGATTCAGCCTCAGTTTACGCACATATTATTTCCAGAACTCGTAGTTCAAGGCTCTCTCTGGCTGTCATCCTGCGGACATGCGATTAGGAAGGCATATGTCTGCAACTCAAATATTACTTCCATTCGCAAAGGTGATTTATTGCTATTTTACGAAAGCCAACAACGAAGGGCTATTTTTGCGAGAGGAGTTATCGACGACGTGCTGAGGAGCAATGATTTGGATGAAATGTCGACATTTATTGCCAAAAGATCCGTCTATTCAACTGATGATATCCAAGAAAAGATTTCGAAAGGTGAAACGCTTGCTCTCAAGTTCTATCAATCCTGTCTTCCTATGAACATTGTACCGTATCAAACTTTGGAAGATATGCGGATCTTGAATGCTGCTCCACAGTCAATTGTTCAATTGGCTGATTCGGCATACAGTTCTCTCCACCGAATATTATGATTTTTCTTCCGATTAAACCTAAGTACGCTTTAAAAATTCACCAACAACAAAAATTGGTCGAGTTTCGCAAGGTTGGATTCAAAAGAGCTAGTAATATTTGTGTTGTATACGCGAGCAGTCCGGTGAAAAAGATAATCGGCTATTTTGTCATTGAGGAAGTTACCGAAGGAACGCCGGGCATGATTTGGAAAAAATATAGTCGGCAGGGTTGCATCAGCAAAGCGGAGTTTTATGAATACTTTGCTTCATGCGAAAAAGCGTTTGCTATCAAGATAAAGAGTTACCATGCCTTGGAGGAAGAAATCGACCCAAGGGAACGCATACAGGACTTTCACATACCGCAATCATTCCGTTATCTCTCGGATTCGGAGCAAAAACACTTAATTCCTGAATTGGCGTTTGCATGAATCACGTCACAGCAAATGACTTCTGAATGAGGGCATTGAATTGATTATCAAGCTCCCGTACCTGTTGTTTCATAGATGATTTTAATTGCCCTACACTTGCACAGGCTTGCACGTACTTCATTTGCATATCCATTGGAGGGACAAGAACTTCGGTCTTCATAACTCCATCTTGGGCTATCGTTGTCATTGTTGCTGTATTTGCGTTCTTCATTATTTGATGTCGATAATATGCAGTTTTAGCAAAATCTCTAAAGAATTCGGGGAGAACTAGCTCAAGATTTAAGGGCACTCGAATTATATGACATTCAAAAATGGTTGTTTCGGGTAATAGTCTGGGAACAATAGAGCATTTACCAATACCCTCTGTATTAAGCGAAGATCGACAAAAGAGCGCATCTCCATAAATCAACGTGTATTTTGCCTTTTCCTTCTCACTAGAAATAACCCGTCGCAAATTACTGAAATTCACATACTCTTGGTCAATAATATCTCCTATCCAGACGATCGGAGTCCCATTCGGGGATAATTGATCTTTCTTGGCGAAAAACCCATTTTGCCCTTTTGCGTTACTTATCTCAGCCAATTCTCTACGCGGCCACCCTCTCGGATTCGTCACCGGATCCCCGAACATCTCCAGGAATACCGCCTGCACATACTCATCCAGCAACTTCATCGCCTCCTTCCGCTTCCGGCGGAGTGCATCAGCTTTATCGAGAACTGATACAATGCGCGATTGTTCAGCAAGTGAAGGAATTGGAATTTCGAGCTTGTTTAAGAAGGGCAAATTGACTCCTTTCACCGTAGCTCCTCTGCCATTACGGATGATCAAATTCGCGATGGTTTTAAACCACCAGAACAAATATTTTTCAGATAACATACCTGCTTCTTTTGGTATAACAGCCCGCAAATCTTGGTTGATTGCAGTATCCTTTTCCAAAATGCAGACTTTCCCCAATCCCACCCTCGAAGCAATAATCACTGAATTCTTAGGGATAACGTTACTCGTACTATTTTTCAGAGCTTCTTCAGTAATCTTAAACTCAGTATCTGATAGCACATCGCAGTTCATATCTCTAACTGTCGCCCACAAGATATTACCTTGGTAATAAGTCTTGTTTGACTTCGATGGTGTACCCCCTCCAATGAAGTTACATACATCGCCCAGCTTCCTGATCTGCCATTTTGTTCTATTTGTTTGCATGTTTTAGAGCGGAAAGCCCTGCGACAATTTCCTTCTCTAACTTCTCAATCTTCCCAAGTATTACCTCCGGCTTCTCATACTCCACTGCCACATAATCGGTCTCCTTGTAGCGGTTCACGCTGAGATCGTAATCGTGTTCTTCGATTTCCTTCCGCTCCACCCAGAAGGACTTCTCCTTTCTATCGCTCTGCTTCATCTCGCCGCGTCTGTTCCACTGCGAAACAATATCGGGGATGTCGTTCTCTGTGATCTTGTCACGCTTGTCGTCCAAGCTGAATCCATCAGCCTCCATGTCGTAGAACCACACCTTCTCAGTCTCGCCACCCTTCACGAAGATCAAGACAGCTGTGCTGACACCGGCATAGGGCTTGAAGACGCCCCCTGGCATGGAGATCACGCCCTGTAGCTCACATTGCTCGATAAGGAGCTTGCGTGCGAGCTTGTGGGCATTATTGGAACCGAAGAGTACGCCGTCGGGAACGATCATCGCGGCACGCCCCCCGATCTTCAGGGAATTCACGATGCGGTTGATGAAGAGCAACTCCGTCTTCGTCGTGGGGAGCATGAGGGATTCGTTGATATCCCCCTTATCGAGGCTTCCCTTGAACGGAGGGTTCGCCATGATGACGTCGTACGTGTTGTCATCGTTGAAGTTCTTCGAGAGGGTGTCGCGCTGCATGATGTTCGGGTGGCTGATGCCATGCATCATGAGGTTCATGAGGCCGACGCGTACCATCGTCTCATCTACGTCATAGCCGTAGAACGTCTTCTCCTTCAGGTGCTTCCACTGCCGCTCATCCGTGAGCTTGTCCCCCACAAGGCCGCGCCTGAGGCCGTTGCCATCCGTCACGCGGTGCTTCTCGCTCGTGTATTGCGTGAGGATGTGCTGGTAGGCGCCGAGGAGGAAGCCGCCGGTGCCACACGCGGGATCGCAGATCGTGTCGCCGAGCTTCGGATCCACGAGCTCGCACATCATTTGGATGATGTGACGCGGCGTGCGGAACTGGCCAAGTTTGCCGGCACTCGTGATCTCCGAGAGGAGGTATTCGTACAGGTCGCCCTGTGTATCCTGAAACCCTTGCCCTTCGATCTGTTCCCGTGAGATTTCCTCGTAAATTTCGTCAATAATCGTCACGGCTTCCACAAGGAGGGAGGGCTTGCTGATGATGAAGACCGCATTACTCATGTGCTTGGCGAAGGGGCTGTCCTGATCCCCCAAGGTCTTGAGGAACGGGAAGACCTTCTTGAGCATATGATCCAGCATTTGGCCGCCCTCCATCTGTTTGAAGTGGCTCCAGCGCAGTTCGTCGTTCTTCCCCGCGAAGAAGGACACGTACTTCTCTCCCGTGAACTCATCATCCTGCTTCTTCTTGAGGTCGAGCTCATCGAGCCGCTTCATGAAGAGGAGATAGGAGATCTGTTCGATGGCCGTGAGGGGGTTGGCGATGCCGCCGCTCCAGAACTTGTCCCAGAGCCGGTCAACGGAAGCGCGCAGTTTGGAGCTAAGCATGGAGGAGGGATGTGGCAAGCTGCAGGATCTCGGTACGTTCCTGTGGCTTGAAGAGGCCAAGGAAACCTTTGGCGTGGAAGCGGGTGAATGGCTCTCTCGTGAGGTCTTTCTTGTCCAGCCTTCCGTTCTCGATGATGAAGGTTTGGAGCGCTTGCAGGAACTGGATCTGCTTCGCGGTGAGTGTGTTGTGCGCCACGATGAATTCGGCAAACGCTTCCGTGACTTTGTCCGCGAAGGTCACCAGGTCACCGATGCCCATAATATGCCTGATGAGGTCGAGGAAGCGCACGCGTCGCGCGTCGTAGGCTTTCTGCAGGTTCTGCTCCGTTGGATACGGCTCGTACTGCTCCAGGGTATCGGCAAGCTGCTCCAGCTCCTCCTTCGTCAGGCTCTTGCCCTCTTTGACCTTTTGCAGGATGGGGTTCTCTTCCTCCAGCCGCTTGATGAGCGCCTCCACCTTCTCGCGGTACTTCTGGATGGTCACGCGTTCGTTCGCGGGACCGAATTCGATGTATTTCTTCTCGGCTGTCAGGTCTTTGAGGTTGAGCTTCTCCTGGTCGATCTTGAATCCCTCCTCGCGGTATCGCATGAGGGGGGCGAGCCTCGTCACGATCCGTCGCAGCTCTTCCTCGCTCGCCTTGTGGACGAAACTCTCGTTGAGTACCGACTCGATCAGCTCTTGCTCCCGCGCAACGACATTCACCGTGAGCGGCAGGTCAGATACCTTCTCCACGATGACCTCTTCCAGCGTTGCGATCTTCTCTTCGTTCTTCTCCAAACGCGCGATACTGAGCTGCAGCACGTTGAGGTCGAGGCTCATGGCCTTGAAGTCCTCATTGCTGCGCGCGCGCATGAGCGGGGCGATCTCCTTCTGTAGGTAGAGGCTCTTCTCGCTATTGAGCGTCTTCCAGAACGCATCATCCAGCCGTTCCAGCTTGGACTTGGCGTCCAGCACCACCACGTTATTCTCCGGCAGCCTCGCGATGTCCGCGCGGAGGGCTGCGATGGTATCCGTGGTGATCTCCTTCTCTCCCGCCTTCTCCGCTGCCGCCAGCTTCTGTAGGCGCGTCTCGAAGATGCGGACGGGGAGGGGTTTGGTGGGGCGGTCTTCCTTCCCCTTCGGGTTCATTTCGAAGTAGGCGAAGTTCTCCCAGCAGTCCATGATGAGGAAATTGTCCTTCTTCGTGCACCACGGCTTCATTGCCTTCGGCTCCAACAAACGTGTCCCACGTCCGATCATTTGCCAAAACTTCGTGTACGAAAAGACAGGTTTGGCAAAGACAAGGTTTACGATTTCTCTCACGTCGATGCCTGTATCCAGCATGTCCACGCTGATGGCGATGCGCGGCATGTCGTTACTCTTGAACTGGTCGAGGAGGCCGCCCTTGCCGTGGACACGCGCATCATCGGAGACGAGCACCTTGGCGATGTTGCCTTTCTGTTCAGGATACAGGGCATCGAAGATTTCTTGCAGGCGGTAGGCGTGCTTCTTCGTCATCGCGAAGAAGATCGTCTTCCCCGGCATTGTGCCGCTGTCGTCCTTAACGCACTCCTCCATGAATTCCTGCACGATGAGCGCGTTTGTGCCCTTGTTCGTCACTTTCTTCTCCAGGTCTGTCCCCTCAAAGTTGATGTCCTCGGGTTCCTTGCCTTCCGCGAGAAGCCTCTTCTGTTCCTCCAGCGAGAGCTTGTCATGATGGATACCCTCGGATTGGAACTTCGTCTGGATGGAGAATGCCTGGAAGGTACTGAGATACGGCGGTTTGTTGTTCACGGCCTCTTCGTAGGTGTAGGCGTAGGTAGGATTCCCGTCTTCGCACCGGAAGAGATCGAACGTGTTGTGGTCGATGGCGTCCGTAGGCGTGGCCGTGAGGCCAAGCTGCAGGGAATCGAAGTAGTCGAAGATATTGCGGAAGACGTTGTAGATGGAACGGTGGCTCTCGTCGGCAACCACGAGGTCGAAGAAGTGGGGGCTGAGCTTGCAATCCACCTGCTCGATAATGTTGAGCATCGTGGGATAGGTCGCAATGTAGATGCGCCGATCAGTGGCGATCTCCTGCTCTCCCTGCTTCGGCCAGAGCGGAGCATTGGGGAGGAACTCCCTGAAGGCATCCCGTGCCTGATCCCTGAGCGCGATCCTGTCTACGAGGAACAGTACGCGCTGCGCCCGGTTGCTGCGCATGAGGACATCGAGGAGAGAGACACAAGTGCGCGTCTTCCCCGTACCGGTAGCCATCACGAGGAGGAACTTGCGGTTACCCTTCTCCACGCCTTCCAGCACCGTACGGATGGCTTCGATCTGGTACGGACGTCCTGAAATATCGCGGTTGATGAGCTCCTGCGACATTGGCTTGGCAGTCTCGCGGAGGAACTTCATCCGCTCCAAGTCTTTGCGCGTGGGGAAGCCGTGCACCTTGCGGGGCGGGTAGCGCTCCGTATCCCAGAAGTAGATGTCGTGGCCGTTCGTGTAGAAGACGAAGGGCATCTCCCGCCCCGTGTTCTTCACGATGTTCACCGCGTACTGCTTCGCCTGCTCCTGCCCAACGCGCGCATCCCGTGAAGTCTTCTTCGCCTCCACAACGGCGAGGGGATAGCCGTCTTCTCCGAGAAGGGCGTAATCCGAGAATTGGTGTCCTTGGAATTCATGGAGCGGCTCCTCGATGCCTTCGGGAAGCCCGACCCAGATATCCAGCTCGCTGATGACCTGCGTGGGATCCTTCACATCCCACTGCGCCTTCTTCAGGCGTTTATCGATCAATTCTTGCCGTGTTTCTGCTTCGGTTGGCTTTGGCATAACGAGAAGCAGCGCGAGGCTGTTCTCCGATATGGTAGCAGCTGACGATTTGAAGCCCTATAGCTCTTTCAATATCATTCTTCGATTGAATGTGTGAGCACGCCCTTTACTATTCCCTCAACCCTGAAATCTCCAGCAGCAGGAAAAGGAAGATAACGAGTATCTTTGTTGAATGACACTAAAAAGATCTGATTGCCTCTCACTGCTATCTTCTTAATAAGAGCTTCTCCGTCATTTACACAAACAACAACGTCTCCATTCTTATAATCATTCGTTCGACGTGTGATAACCAAATCACCATTCTTGATGTAAGGAAGCATGGAATTCCCCTTTGCCCTGACGATAAAAGCTTCCAGTGAGGAAAATCCGAGTAGCTTGCTGCCGATAGCAATCTTCTGCACGGGGTTACCGTCGAGTACCGAGCCCCGAGGTCCACACTCCGCGAGACCATAGACATTCAAATACGCGATGAGTCGATCAGGAGATTCTGTGAGTACCTGGTAGTCACGTGGGTTGGAAGGATTGCGCCTTAGATAGCCCTTCATTTCGAGTTGCTGGAGGTGATGCTGAACGAGACTTGGTGAAGAGAGACCGAGAGACTCCTGCAGATCTCGGATTGTCAAAGGATCATCAATATTTTCCTTTAGCAATTCCAAGAGCTTCTCCTGAGTGGGATGGAGAGGGGAAGTTGTCGCAGGCATGAGCCAATTCTAACATGCAGGAGTAGTTCGTACAATAGAATACCTTGTGCTGTTCTTGTGTTTGTACTATTTTGTCCGGTAGCCAACTTTCTTCACCCCTTTACCATGGCTACTGATGCCGCAGGAATGAAAGGATACCGCTCCCGCAATGACGACGGCGAGCTCCGTGACAAGCGCGACGACACGCTTATGCGCACCATCGAGAAACAATACCACCGCGACTTTGACGTCCGAGGCGACATGAAGCTCGGTAACTTCCTGAAGAGAGAAGGATACGACTCTCTCAATGATCTCCTCCATAAAGAACGTTAATCCCTCCCCTTCTTCTATATGAAACGCATGACAATGCAATGCAGCGACTGTGGTTACGAAGAGCGTATCGACGTGCTGACACCCGAAGAAACAGTAGCCAACAACTTGCCACCTCGACCGCCCCGCTGTAGAAAGTGCCACAGCTTCAACGTCACGCTCAATGACTAATTCAGCGATCAAGCCCCGAGTTTTCATTAGTTCCGTTGTTACGGATTACGACCGATACCGCGCCGCAGCGAAGGCGGCAGTCATCTCAGCCGGAGGAGAACCATTATTGGTGAATGAAGACTTCCCAGCCCACGCACTTTCTCCAAGAAACGTTTGTCTGGATGCTGTTGTTGGATCAGACATCTACATACTGTTGCTCGGGTCGAGAGGTGGATCGAGGGCACCATCTGGGAAGCTCATGGTTGAGGAAGAGTACGAGGAAGCCAAGAAGCGCGGGATACCAGTTCTCATCTTCCTCGAAGAAACGGAGCGGGATAGCGGAGCCTCCTTGCTCGAGAATAAGGTTAGTGATTATCTGCATGGGGGCTTGCGGAAGAAATATTCTTCCGAAAGCGAGCTGCGCGAAGCAGTGAAGAACGCCCTTGCCCCCCTAATTGGGCAACTTATTATCTCCTCAATGGATCCGAACCTTGTGCAGCAGGCCATTCTAGAACCTCCGAAAATGGGACAAGAGGCCACTGTTACACTTGCCCTAGCCCCTACTCGTGACAACGAAGTGATCGATCCCGTAACACTTGAGAGCCCTCAGTTCGCGGATGGAGTGTATCGGCTCGCACACGAACCAGAGATCAGGCTTCTTTCGTACTCAAAGAGCAAGACACATTCGATACAAGGCAGGGCTTTCATGATCCGGCAGGGGGGGAATTCTAGCCCTAAAGAGGAAGCTATTGTGACAGTGCACGAAAACGGACTCATTACGGTGACCGCTAATGTCACTGGACGCAATGAGCGTAACCAAGAAATTCTTTCGGGGTATGCTATCTCCGAAGAGGACGTCCGGCATATCCTTCGTACAGTGCTTTCCTTCGCGAGAGCATTCTATGACCAGCATGATCCGTATCAGCGTTACCACAGCTTTCTCTACGCTGTGAGCTTGGCGAATGCGGGACATCGCAGGATCGAGAAGGACGTCTCCCCTCGAAAGTCATATACGATGTCATATCAAAATAAAGATGTTATCCTGGCGTTTGATGAGCCCCGAAAAATCGATCGTTCGGTGATGAGCAATCCCGAGCACGAGGTAGATAGAGTAATCACGTTGCTTCAGCGTCAGCTCAACCAAGATTGAATCTCGTAGTTGCGATATTTCTCAGCACTCCGTACCAGTGGATCATGGCATCGAAGAGAGTTATTAAATGGCCAGCGGTCTGCCATTCCTTTTCCTTCTCGTGGATCAACTTCATGAGGCAAGAACTGATTGCTTGGACGAAGTTTTCTTCTCCCTTGTTTGCTCCAACGTAACAATCCCGCCCTTCAGGGTGAGTTTGTTTCGGAGGCAATTGAGTAGTTCCCGCTTCTCCTCCGTCTTTCCATCCTTGAGGAGGTACTTCGCGTACGTCCGCACGTCCACCTTCGGCACCTTTACGCCCATAGCTTGGCCGAGGATGCCGCTTGAGAACCGCTCGTAGCGGGCAACCTCCTCCTGCAGCTTCTTCTTCATGCCCACCTTGTCCAGATCGATCGTATCGATGAGGGCAAGAAGCTGCTCCAGAAGAACGTCCTCCCGGATGGACGGCTCCCGGCAGTCACGGGTCTTGGAATCACAGCAGACGTAGTAGATGTAGGTCTTGATGCTCCCGTCCTTGAGCGTTTTTCTCTTCTCCTCTGCCGTGACCCCTGAACCACATCCCCCGCACGTCATCATCCGCGTGTAGGCGAACTCCTTCGTCCCCCACGCCTTCTTCGGCGCGAGGTCCAGCACCTTCCCGGCGTCCTCAAAGAGCTGCTTCCCCACGAGCGGCTCGTAGTTCCCCACGTACCAGTTCCCACTCCCGACCGGATATTCGAATTTCCCCGTATAGAAGGGGTTTCTGAGCATCCGGTAAATCATGCTGAGCGTGACGGTCCTCCCCAGCTTCGTCGTGAATCCCACCTCCTGCATCCAGCAGTGAAGGTGGCGTCCGGATGCGTGCTGGTAGGCGACTTTCTCAAACGCTTGCCGCACGAGGGGCCCCCGGATCGGATCGGGAATGACCCTGTTCTTCTTGTCCTCCGGACGCTTCTCCAGCGCATAGCCAAGAGCGGGGATGCAGGGACGGTGCCCCGTCTCGCAGCGGGACTTCATCCCCCGCTTCGTGTTGATGCCGCGGTTGTCATTCTCCAGCTTCGCCTGTGAGCAGAGGATCATGAGGAGGAACTTCTCATTCGGGTTATTCGTAAACCTCTGCCCGTGCGTCCGTATCTCTTTCAGGAGCCCCTGGTCCATCATGTCCACGAGCGCTCCCAGGTCTCCGGCGTTCCTGCTCAGGCGATCTGCAGCCCACGTCAGGATGCCGTCAAATTGGCCTCCACGGATGTCTTCCAGCAATTTGTTGTACACAGGCCTCCCGCTCGATTCCTTCGCGCTGTGGCTCTCCCTCCGGACATCCACGATCTCGATCTTCTCTCGCTTGGCAAGCTCCAGCATCGCCTTCACTTGGGAATCGATGGAAAGTGCCTGCCGCTCATCCTGCTCGCTGCTTTTACGGGCGTACAGGACGTAACGGACGGTTCCGATCTCGGGCGGAGGGGAGAGGTCGATGTGCGTTGTCTGTAGGGAGGGAAGCGTGGCGATTGCCATAGGGGAAGGGGGAAGTTGCCCTACAAGCAATGCCCCAACCTTCCTCCGGTATCCAGGCAATCGACCCGCCTGCCTTCCCCGTATACCTCTTCCAATGGTCGTTTCTATGGAGTTTCCTAAAAAATGCGCGACCCGTCTCCCTATGAGCCCCAAAGCTACCGTTTTCGCACATTGGGATATCTCTCTGTGAGGGCGCGGTAGTTCTTCATGATCGCGAGCACCTCTCCCCGCGAGAGCCCCGAGGCAAAGCAAACCACGGGGAGATCAAACATGTTCGTGACGCCGGATGCCCGGACGGTTTCGTATGCCCTCAACATTTCTTCTGTGATAGCGGGATTGACGGGTTTCATACGGCTAGCGATGAATATCCACGCATACGATGCGTGTGTCCGGATGCATGCGGAGGGCTTCCTTCACTTCCTTCAACCAGATCCCGTCATTCTTCCGATCCATCCTCCACTTCATCCACCCATCCACGATAAAGGCATCTCGCTCGTGCCAGAGGCCGTCTGGTGTCACCATTGCTGCCGGGAGGATCTCCTTGAGGTTCTTCTTCTCAAGGAGCGCCAAAGCCGCAATCACATCATCCGGGAAACAGTTCCACCTCCCCCCAATTTCGTAGAAGTCCCACTTCGCTTGGGGATTCGCGGTCTTCACGGAGAAAAGCCCTTTTCGGTCTATCCCCCCCGGGTTGCCGTTCCAATCCTTCATGAAAGAAACGAGCGCCTTCCGGTCGCTTCGCCGCACGCGATAGTGCTTCGCCATTACGGATATCTCATCGGCATCGAGGTACTCCTTGTACGGGGGCACCTCGTGCTCGATGCCGTAGAGCCGGAGCGCATCAGAGACGTGCTCCTTGATGTCCCCCTCCTTGGGGATGAATATATAGACGCAGAAGTGCATAGGAATGATGGGAAAGGGCTTCCATACAGCAATGCCGCAACATTCCTCCCGTATCCAGCCCCAGAAACCTCACCAAAACCTCGAAGGGGGCTCCTCTTCCTGTTCAAGGTAGTTATTGAAGTACATGCGGCAGTAGGAGGAATGCGTGAGCTGGCTGATGAGAAGAACGAGGGCGTCGACGAGATCGTCGTGGAGTTCGCTCCCGAATCCCGTGAGCTGCGAGATGAGTTCCTCGCACCCGTGCTCCGGGAAGAGCACCCTGCCGGACTGGATGAACGTGGAGATGAGCGCGAGGCGGCTGCGCTTGTCGCCATGAACCTTCACGCCCCGCGCGCGTAGCCTCTGATGCCGAAGGAGTTGCGTCATCGCGCCTTGGTAGCCGACATCCTCCACGTACACCATGGGCGCCAATCTCCCCTTGATGGCGTCGACGAGGCTTAGTACATGCTCGATCGTCCCGAGCGCCGTCAGGCGGGCATTGATGGGGTTCGGGAGGACGTAGAGGTAGCCCTTGCGGTTATTGCCCACGTATACCTTTCCGCACACGATGGAGGTGAAGTCTGCACTATCCTCCTGGGAGATGGCCAGATCGATGCCGATAGCCGAGAGGACGGGCTCTTCGTACGGCTCGTGCTCGTAGTACTGTATCCACTCGGGACGGATCACGACCCCGTAGTCCGAAATGATCCGAAGGAGGAATTCGCGCTGCCATGCGATTTCGCTCCCGACGCGCCTCCTCTCCGCCTCGATGGCCGCCTCCGTGGGATACTTCCCCGGCCAAAGGCACTGTCCATTCTTGGCGAGGAGTGGATATTCTCGGTAGGTGCCTTGGAGCGTCTCCTCCGCCACCTCCCGCTGGAGTCGCTTGAGGAGGCAGTCCTCATGAAGGAGGTTACCCACGAACACAATCCTCGTGTGAGGGTCACCCGCCGGGATGAGTTCGCCCTTCACGAAGTTGTAGGTCTTGTCCCTGCCCTCTCGGGTCTTCACGGAGGGCAAATCCTCGATATCGTCGCAGATGATCAAGTCCGGACGATTCTCCTTGTGGCGTAGACCCCGCACGCTCTGATCAATCGAGACCGCCATGATCTTCGCGTCGTAGTTGGAAATGACGAGGCAGCTGTTACGCCACTCATCCTCCTCCTCCCTGAAGGGGCCGAGGTCGCCTCTGAGGAGGGAGTTACTCTCGAGTTCCTCCTTGATGTTCTTGAGGTGCTGGCGTGCCTGCGCCTGCGTCTGTCCCACGAGGATGACGAACTTCTTCCCGGGCTTCCCAAGAATCGACCAGAGGACAAAGGACATGTTGAGGATCGTCGACTTCGCAGAGCCCCGGAACGCCGTGACGACGACCGTCTGGTAGGTCTCCTCCTCCGTAATCTGGAACATCTCCCTCTGGAAAGCCGCCGTCTTGAACTTCACGTAGTGCGGGAAGTAGCAGTGAAAGAAGAGGTGGTGGCTCTGGCGCGTGAGGGCCCTGCGGACAACACGGTCCTTAAGGAGCTTTCGCCGAAGGTCAGGGATGAGTTCTCCCATATCAGAAGACCTCGGAAAGGGCGTTCCTTGGGGGCAAATCCCCAAGGGCCCTGCTACCCCACCATTTGACGCCGTCATCCGGATGCCTGTCATCATCGCCTCCCACGATCCAGATCATCCCCATGCTGGACCCCGGCCCCTCCTCGAGGACGTAGGCGAGGAGGATCGCGAAGGCGTCGGCGAGGTCGTCATGAGCCTCGATGCCGAAGTTGAGGAGCTGGTTGATGAGTTCTTCGCAACCTTGCCGCGGAAAGAGAACGCGCTCGCTCTGGATCAGGTGGCTTGTGAGGGCGAGCCGCGCACGCTTGTCCTGATTCTTCACCTTCGACCCCTTCACATCGTAGCCGTCCCTATCGAGAGTCTCGATGAGCATGCCCTGGTATCCCACTTCCTCAATGCAAAGCTGCGACTTCTCCCCGCCGCCGACGGCTCTGGAAACCTGCTTCGCCCGTTCCAAGGTCTCAAGCGCCGTGAGGTGCTCATTGACGGGGTTTGGGAGGATATAGAGGAGAAGCTGCCCGTCCTCGCGGTACACCTTGGCCGAGACCATGGCCGTGTAGTCGGCACTCTCATTCTTGGAGATCGCAAGGTCGATCCCCGTCGCGCTGTACCGGAATTCCCGTTCCTTATCCTTCTCCGGCGGGAAGGTGTCGTAGTACCGGATCCAGCCGGGGTGGATGACACGGTCGGCATCCGCAAGGATCCGAAGGAGATACTCCCGGTGCCAGGCACTGTCACTCCCGATCCGCTGACGTTCGGATTCGATATCCGCTTCCGTCCGGTACTTCCCCGGCCAGAGGCGCGTCCCATCCTCAAGGAGGAGCGGGTACTCGCGGTAGCTTCCCTGCAGCTTCCCACCCTCAATTTCCCGCTGGAGGCGCTTCAGAAGGCAATCTTCGTGGAGGAGGTTCCCGATGAAGACGATACGGGTACCCGTGTCCCCGGCGGGGAGGAGTTCTCCCTTCACCCACTGGTACGTACGGTCTCTCCCGTCCTTCGTCTTCACGGACATCAGGTCCTCGATATCGTCGCAGATAATGAGGTCGGGGCGATGGGGTCCGTGGCGTAGCCCTCGCACCGCCTGGTCTATCGAGACCGCCATGATCTTCGCACCGTAGTTTGAGATGACGAGGCAGGAATTTCTCCATTCATCCTCCTCTTCCCGGAAGGGTCCCAGATCCGCGCCGAGGATTTTGTTGTTCTCCAGCTCTTCCTTGATGTTCTTGAGGTGTTGCCTCGCCTGTGCCTGGGTTTGCCCGACGAGGATCACGAACTTCTTCTTTGGAACACCCAGGATCGCCCAGAGGGTGTAGGAGAGGTTCATGATCGTGGATTTCGCAGAACCTCGGAAGGCCGTGATGGCTATGGTGCGGGGATCAGGGTGTTCCGTGAGCGAGAACATCTCCCGCTGGAAGCGGGCTGTGGGAAACTTCACGTAGTGCCAGAAGTAGAAGTGGAAGAACCAGTAGTGGCTCGCCACGACGGTTTTCCTGCGAAGTTTCCTGTCTTTAAGCATCCGGAGCCGAAGCTCCTTAGCCGATGGTGTTTTCCGGGGTTTCTCCATGGGAAGAGGGGGGAAGGGAAGAAAAGGAATCTGAAGGTTCATCTTCGGTGAACGATGCGAGCCGTAGCGCCTCTGTGATCGCGGCCTCCTGCTCGGGGGTGAGCTGGTCTGTCTCATGTTTGAGACGTGCCGTCACCTCAAGCTTGTTGTTGTAGTTGGGGTTTCGGTGCTTGAGCCAGTACATGACGGCGCCGAGGTTGCCGTCCCGGATCTGGGAGAGGAGTTGGCTCTCTGCCATGTCGGAGACGAGAGCCGTGCCATCATGGAGTGCCTCGTCTGCGGAGGAGGCGAAAGCGGGGTCTTCCTTTCGCCAGCGGTAGTACGTGGCGCGGCTGACGCCTGCCTTTTCACAGACAACCTGGACGATGGGGAGCTTTCTCAGCTGTTCGAGGAGGGTGGCCTGTTCCTGCGCCTTCCGTGCGTCAATGACAGCCTTGCGGGTTGCATGCCGGTTCGTCATGGGCGGGAGGGGGAAGAGATAACCTTCGCGCCGATCCCCGTTGCCCTTTCAAAGCGGTCACAGATGACCCTGCAGTACGCGGGAGAAAGCTCCAGGCCAATGCAGCGCCGCGACGTCTCCTGACACGCCAACAGAGTCGACCCGGATCCGAGGAAGGGGTCGTAGACGATGTCCCCAGTGCGCGTCCCGTTGAGGACGAGCCGACGCAGGAGCGCCACGGGCTTGCAGGTGGGGTGCAGGGTGCTTCGGTGTGGCTTTGGATGCACAAGAACGGTTCGGTCAGCGCAGCGGATGCGCTCGTGGGAGCCGTGCCACCCATAGGCGATGAGTTCGTGCTGCGGGTGGTGATCGAGCCTTCCCGCGATGGGCTGGGTCTTCACCCACACGAGGAGCTGTGAGAAACGGAACCCGGCCTCCTGCATGCCCTCCCTGAGGGCAAAGACCATCCGGTCGCAGTTGAAGCAGTAGATCGTGTTCTTCGGTGCAAGGTGCTGCTTCACCGCCTCCAGCCACTTCTTCGTGAAGGTGCGATACTCCGCATCGGACTGGAGGTGGTCGTTTTCAATGGGTGCGTGGCGGGTCTTCCTGCCCGCGAAGTCCTCCTTGGAGGCGACGTAATCGATGCCGTAGGGAGGGTCCGTGAGGATTTGGCGCACCTTCGCCTTGCCGATGACTTGCGTCACAAATGCCGCATCCATGGCATCCCCGCACCCAAGAACGTGCTCTCCAAGCTTGAGGATCGTGCCGGTGGTGATCTGGAGCTTCGTCATTTCTTGAGGGGGGAGGGGGTAAGACCAAGCGCCTTCGCTCTCTCCAGGATGAGGTCACAGAAAATGGGTTCAACATCGCAGAGGAACGCCCTCCGCTTCATCTGGTGGCATGCCACCATCGTGGAGCCGCTCCCCGCCGTGAGGTCTAGGATGATGTCACCGGGCTTTGAGCAGCGACGAAGAGGCTTCTCGTGGAGCGTCGGAGGTTTCTGGGTCGGGTGCTGGTACTCCGTGGAATGGAGCCTCTGGCATGCCCAGATCTGGAAGAGGGAGAGGATGTCATCGATCTGGCGGGTACCCGCCCCCACTTCTTTGTCGAGGATCTCGGAGAGGTTGGTGGGGGTCGGGGCGAGGTGGGGCGTCCCCACGGTCCCGTACACGGCGATCTCCATGGCCTTGTTGAAGGCGATGCCGGGCGTGAGGGAGAAGTTCCCCTTCACCCACGCGCAGAGCCTCCGGTGTGTGACCCCAAGCTCCCGGTAAAGTTCCTGTATGAGCCACGTCCAGTTCTCATCGCACCAGAAGAAGCAGTGGAGATCCTTCTTCCCCGCCGCGAGGGCGTTGCCGAGGATGGCCTTGAGGAATGAGCGGTAGTCCTCCTCGTTCTTGCGGTCGTTCGTCTTGCCCCCATACGCCTTGCGCTGGCTGACACCTTTGCTGTAGTCGAGGCCGATATTGAAAGGCGGATCGATGTAGAGCATGGAGGCCGCATCCTTCCCCATGAGACGCCGGACGACTGCCGGATCTTGGCTATCTCCGCAGATGAGGCGGTGGGGGCCGATTGCCCACATGTCCCCGATCCGCGTTTTCGGCTTCTTGATCTTCTGCAGCTCCTTCTCCACGTCGAAGTGGTCGTCCTCCGTTTCAAGGAGCCCGTCCCATGCGCTCGCAAGTTCATCCGCGGTGAAGCCGACGTCGAGGAGGATGTCCGAGTCGAAGGTCTTCAGCACCTCCCAGTCCCACTCCCCCGTATTCCTATTGAGCCGCAGATTCAGCTCCTTCTCCCGCTCAAGGGAGGGAATGTGGACGTAGACCACGGGGACGGTCCGGTACCCGAGTTTCCGCAGCACCTCGAGGCGGAAGTGGCCTCCAATGACGATGTTCTTTCGATTTCGCGCCCCATTGACGACGATGGGCTCGACAACGGAGAAGCGCTTGATACTTTCGATCAACTGCTCCTCTTGTCCCGGGCTATGTGTCCTCGGATTGTAGGCGGCGGGATGCAGGGCACCGATCGGAACCCAGACGATCTGGAGATCCAGCGGGGCTTTGCTGGGGATACCTGAGCCTCTTTTCTTTCTGCGGCGATGTTGTGCCATACGAATGGAGGAAAAAAGTATGGCTATACCGCTGGAGGTCACTGATTTTTATAAACAAGGGAAAGTAGTGAACCCCTTTCCCCCTTCGCTTTCGTTTGCGGAAAAAGACCCTTGCGTTTTTCTTTCCCTATTTTCTGCAAGCAGAAATATCTGTCACCTTCAGAAAATCAGTGACCTTTTCTGTGATATTCTGGCATGAAGCCGACGTTGTCCCAGCGTGTGAGTTCGGGATTGATGCGCCAGAGGCTTCCAGACTTGATGAGAATCGGCTTTGTGTTGTATTCCATGCAGATCTCCTGAATGCGGTGGATGCGGTTATGGATAGAACTGCAGCCCGTCTTGAGACTCGATCCTCTTGGAGCGAGGTGCTTGGCGAGTTCCTTCGCGCTCATGCATGGAGCTCCGGGGCGCTTCCCGATCCGGCGGAAGAATTGGATGATGCGAATACTCTGCGGCGTGACGCCGTCCTCTTCCTTGATCCAGAATCCCGCCTGCGTGAAAAGAAAGATGCCGGCCTTGTGGGGCAGGTAGAGCGCGATGGCTTCGTCAATGAGGTCTGCTTCCTCGGGAAGGATCTCAAAGCGCTTCGCAGTCTCGCTCAGCAGGACATGTTGGAAGAAGACTGTGGGAACGGATGCAGCCGCCTCGGAAGCTGGGAGTGCGGCATCCCGCCCGAAAGGGAGTAGGGGTTCCTTAGCGTTCCACGTTGGGCGTCCGATCGTTTCGGGTGGAAGCTCCATGCTTTGTAGGATGATTTCCTGCGCCGGGGAGGAGTCCTTGTTCGAGAACTGCTCCTTCTCTACCAAGGGGGCAGGGAAGTCCTTCAGCAGAACGTGCTGTTCAAGCATCTCGAATGCGGAGGGTGACTGCGGCACGATGCTGGAAATCCGTTCCATGGAATCCTGTGCGGCTTTCAGCATCCGTTCCAGCGTCCCATTCTCAAGGATCAGACGCGTGTTCTCCATGATCTTCTGGTATCGCTCAATGGAACTCGCGATGCCTGCGCGGTGACGCTCATACCATTCTGTTCCGCTTCGTACTGCTTGCGTGACAGTCTCCATCGTCCGCACAATGCTCGTGACGTCAATTGTGGGGAAACGGATCGTGGCAATTTGTTCGATGGACTTGCGTCTCCATTTCTCCGCCTCTTCTATCCCCTTGAGCATCTCTGAGAGGTCAAAATTGTTCAGCCAGAGGTTATCATCATGCTCGCCGCTTTTGTCGGGGGAAGACAT